CACGATCACTAATCTTTTCTTCAGCGTATCCCGTTGAGAATGGAACTTCATCTGCGAAAGTGCGGTAAATAGCCGCTCTAACAATAAATCTATCATTTGCAAAACTCTCCATAACTGTATCGATCCGGAAGTCTGGATAGTCTGCAATAAACTTCTCCAGTCTTGATTCAACTGTTTCATACTGACTTAGGTCAAATGCCACTTAATGCTCCTTGGGTTATTCCGTATCGCTCTTGTGCGAATTGGATTTGTTGTTTTAGATCAAAGTAAGTTCCATCTCCCCATCTGGCAGAATCTAACGCGCATTCCTGACAGTAATGGCGTGGGATTTTTGATGATCGTGGAAGTTCTGAAATGATAGTCCACGCAGCTTGAACCTGGCCTTTTGGATTTGTGGCCCCATATTGATATTTATGGTAGTCGCACCAAATTCCTTTTTTGGCGTTAACCAGCATCAAGATTATCCCAGTCCATAGTGGCCAGTTCGCCGCCAATAGTTGCGTAGTTGACAATGTCGAAGTAACTATCTTTGTGTTCTGCTTGCTCCGAGATACGACTGACCTTGACAAGTAACATACAGATCGCGACTTCGTGAGGGTCGATTGGATAACCGAGATACTCGGACCAGAGTCTTGATATTCGTAGCATAGATACATTTGGTGATCCATACTCAATATCTCTAGTCGTTGCGATAAGTTGTGATTGTCTAAGGAATTCATCCCGTTTCATTCACTGACCTTGCTTGGAAATCTAAGCCACTTACGGCCTTCCATATAGCCTTCGCGTTTTCCGGCTTTAAAGCCATTCCAATATGCAACAAACACAATAAGTGGGGTCAAAAGAAACAGCCCCAACAGCTCTTGATATGTTATTTCCATGATTACTCCCGTATCTATCCACAAGGGTTTGTGAATAAGATAAGGGTGGCACCTATAACAGGCTAAATCAACCTCATGCAAGCATATTTTGATAACAATTTGATAACGAAATCTTCATCCATATTGAGCCATTCGGCCCCGCAGAATCCTTTATCCATACCTTTTGCCCTCGAATACGAATGAGCCATCTTTTTCAATATGCACGATCGTATTGGTTACTGCCTTTTTATCGACATAAAACACGGCAAATGCCTGTTGCCAGTTAGCCACGCCCTTGGTATATCCAGCCTTTTTGAAGTCCATAAGATTGCCGACCTCGACCCCACGCAGAACACGCCCTAAAACGCCTCCAGATGCCTCTGTAAAGGCCGATTGGCCCGCTCTGTGGGTGTGCCCACACACCACGCTTTTGCCATGCTTACGGGCGGCATCTAAGGCCGTTAAACCGGGTGTAGGCTTTACGCTACCCTCGTCGCCATGAATGGCTATCCAGTCGGGCGCGAACTCTAATGGCTTGCGATGGAACTTAATGCCCAGTTCATCAAGCTTCATAAACTTTTCAAACTTTAATTCTGGCAGTGCTAAAAATGCTGGGATCTTCTTCATAATCACGTTATAGAGTCGGTCTGTGTGATTACTCCGAATCATGTCTGTTACCTGTAAGTCCCACAATATCTCGACAGTTGCATCGCGATCACTTGCCAGTGTTTGTTCATACCATCCTGGCGTGCCTTCTGTCCACCTTGAGACTTGCGGCAGGTCGATCTCATCTCCAATTGTAATGACTTGGTCTGGTTTGAATCTTTTAATAAATGCCACAACATTGCTAATTGCGACTGGGTCATGATACGGAATCTGCATGTCTGACACGATTACGATCTTCTTCATAAAAATTAATCCTCATCATCTTCATATGGTGTGAAGTCTGGGTTATTAGGATCGAAGTCAATTGGCTTAGGTAATATCCAGTCTGGGTAACTGGCTTTGTCCATAATCATGGCCATGCAAATGTCAACGCTGAAACCTGCTTTACGCAGCGCCTTATAGTATTCATTCAAAGAAATACAATAGTTTTCAAGAGGCGTGTAATAGTCCTCTTTGACTTTTGCTCTTCTAGCCATAGTTAAATTATCGCTCTAGGAGTATGTTGTAAATCTCATCGACACGCGAATTTAGTCGCTTAATTTCACCCAGTAAATGAGTAATGACGTAACCCGATAGACCACCGATTACTGAAACTGTCGCTATGTATAGCGTGAAGAAATCTTGCTGGTTCATTTCTTAGGAGTTGCGTATCCGAACACGCCCGCTAGAACTGCCCAGAGAATGGCACGATAGTCAACATCAAAGTTAGAAGCTGCCCAAGCTGATAGGAATGCTCCGACAGTTAAGAAGATAGGGTTCTTGATATTCATTACTCTCCTAGGATTGGTAGTTTGAACTTGCGTTTGTCATTGTCTCCCAGTGCAGTGAAGCTGATATGAATATGAGAAGTATGCGCATATCCCCGGTAAGGCCGCCATTTCCAGAATAGAATTGGGCTCGCTATTTTTTTATTGTAAATTACATAAGCTAATCGTTTATCGGTCTTGCCCAAGATTCTAAGTTGATCTGCCAAATAGTGTGCGTTATTGGCTGCCCCACCCAAGTCGCTATCAACATCGAGGGCACGAACCGCCCCCGTAAGAATGCAAGGATTATGATCCGACTTAGTTGTTGAATGGCGAGCATCTCCGATCCATCCATCCGAACGCTTATCTCGATCTGGGAATGTCGAATTTATTTGACTCCTTAGAGTTTGCGCAGCTTTACTCAGGAATGGCTTCACGGATATAAGGACTTTCTGAAGGTGTCAAACCTTCTGAGTATTGCTCCTGAACTAATGCTCTAACGTCGTTCTTCGCAACAATTACTGGCTTTGTGTATTCGTCATTTATCACGCCGTCTGGAACTACTTCACCAAATTCATCAACGCTTGGTTTTGGTATGCCCAATTGGATTTTTATTTGTTTATGCCAAGTATTAAAAGATGTAATAGAAGTCCAAATATACCAACTGTTCATGGAGTAGCCCATTTCGTTTTTAAGTAAGCTTCGACAGTATTGCGATTGCCGTCAGACAATTGACTTGGATAGACTAAAAGTTCTGAAACGTAGCCAACTATTGGATCTGCACCATTATCAAGTGTTGCTCCTAAAATAGTTTTAGTGCCAGCATTGTTTATATTCATTGTTAATGTAGATGAAGAAGCTGTGCCATTTTTGTAAATACGAACCGTTGTAGAACTGGTTACGCCGCTTCCTTTGTAAACAACCACATCCGCGTTGGAACCCGTGCCGCTTAAATTGCTTGCAACGGTGTCCTCGCTCACTCTGGATATTGCATATTTATTGCCATTGTCATAACCTAGTTGCAAAGAACCAGCAAGATTTCGGCTTAAAATTCCATCATAAGATGTTCCAGTTCTATTTTTAACAACTACGAAAACTGTGTAGTCGGTTGCTGAAAAGTTCCATGATGAGTTGCCCAAATTGTCCGCGGCAAAGTAAACGGAAGGCAAACCGTTTTGAATATTTGTTTGACGTTCTGGCTGGAGTCCAACGGTTCCTTGTGTTAAGTGTCTCAGATTGCCACTAAGGTCTTTCCATTCACTTACTATTGATCCTGATGAATAAGTAAAAGAAGTCGCGACAGTTGCGTCAAGCCATAGCGAAGGACCAGCGATTGGTGGTCTTGGTCCACTTGGGCTAGAACTTGCAAAAATTCCTAAAATTGGAGTCATTAGGACAGGTCGCCTACGATCGTGAAAGTGTTGCTTCCGGTGCAGATAATACTTGCAGCTGAATAACGGGCTCTTAGTTGTGGAGCGCTCGCAGTAGCTCCTGTTGAAGTGATGGTTACGCCAGCGCCTTGAGCAAATGAAGTTAACCCAACGCCGATTGATTGGACATTGATGATGTTACCTGTTGCAAATACTGAAGGCGGTATTGTTACTGTAATGGCAGAAGCATTTGAAGTTGTAACCAATTTGCCTAAGTCGGCTGCTACTAGGGTGTAAGTAGTTCCGGTCTGGGCGTTGAATGCAAGGGTAGTGTCGTCTTGTTCTGTCCAGGTAAAGTCAAGGTCGGTGTTTGAATTCTTGGCTAATACTTGGCCCGTAGTGCCGCCTTTAAGATCAACAAAAGAAGTGTCAACCCCGCCTAGGGCAGTGCGAATTGCCGCTGCGCCATCTTTGACCAGGTCAGTATCATCTGGGGTTTCCCAGCCGAAGTTAGTTGTAGTTGCCATTAGTTCTCCTTAAGCCACAATTGTAGCATTTAGCCAGTCTAGGGTTGGGTTAATTGTGTTCCAT